TCAGTTGGTAGAGCAGGGGATTGAAAATCCCCGTGTCGGCGGTTCGATTCCGTCCTCGGCCACCATTTCTAAGTATTGCAGCGCAGGCGTTTCGCCCTTTCTGTGCGTTGTTGACCCCAAAGCCTTTCCGTCGATTTGATCCGATTTTGCACCAGTTGCCAAAGTCGGTAAACGTGCTGCGTCCATCGCCAGGTGTTCCGGTGACAGGTGAGCGTAGCGCAAGACCGATTGGTAAGAACGCCATCCGCCCAACTCCATGAGCGATCGCAGCGAGGTGCCGGCCATCACGTGCCAGCTGGCCCATGTGTGCCGCAGATCGTGCCAACGTAATGGCGCAATGCGTGCACGGCGCTGGGCAGCCTTAAAGCCATGGTTGTTGCCACGGTCGTACGGCTCACCTTCATCGTTCGGAAACACCCAGCGCGGGTGCTTGCCCTTCTGCGCGGCCAGCACGGCCATGGCCTGATTGTTGAGCGGCGAGCCGATCGCGCGCTTCGCCTTAACCTGGGTGCCGGCCACCCAAGCCACCTTGCGGCGCAGGTCGATCCGGCTCCATTCCAGGCGCAGCACATTCTGCTCGCGCCAGCCGGTGGCCAGCGCAAACAGGTAGGGCGCCCGCAGATGCTCGGCCAGTTGGTCGTGCAGCCGCTCGGCCTCGCTGACCGTCAGCCACCGATAGTCCTCTTTTGCCTTGCCGTTCTCCTGCAGGCGCATCGCGGGAACATGGTCGAGCCATCCCCAGCTGTGCGCAGCGCGCAGGATGGAGCGCACCAGTGCGAGCATCTTCTCCGCGGTGCAGCGGGAGGTTGTGCGCTCGTCCTTGCGGCCAGCGCGCTTCACGCGCGGCTCGGCCATGCGGAGGACCAGTAGTTCCGCAAGCAGATCCGAGTCGATTTCCCCCAGGTTCTTGTCACGCAGATGGGAATCCAGCCAGCGCAGGTTATGCAGGTCTTTGCCGAGGCTTCTCTTGGCCTGCTTGTCGGCCAGCCAGCGTGGCACGGCTTCGACCCACCGGCGCTGTGGTTTCTCGCCTAGGCGGCTCGTGCGGTATGTTTCCGCGTGGAGCTTTGAAGCCCACTCGGTTGCGAGCGCCCGGTCGGCAGTCCCAGTGCTTCGAAATACGCGTTGTCCGCTTGGGTCGGTGTAGCGGACGTACCAAGTGTTTTTCTTGCCGCGTGCGACGAGGGTGTAGGGACTTCTTGCCATGGTTCACCAGATAGGTAGGCGTCGAGTGCCGCCTTGTGGAATCTCCACCGGCCGCCGAGTTTGCGGCCGGGTGGATGTTTGCGCGTCTTCATCATTCCGCGCAGGGTGACTGGGTGCAGTTGCAGGTAGTCAGCGGCCTGCGGGAGCGTCATTACCTCGGTGGCTTCGGCCTCAACCATCTGCCTTCTCCGCGTGAGCAGGACGGCGGCCGGAGCCACAGCCAGTGCGCACCTCGATCCGAATCGGCGCGCGGTGCGCGAATGCGAACGCCGCCGCGAGCAGGGCCAGCGCCAAGCCGTCAGCAAATAGCTCGGCCGTACTGCCTGGCGTTTGGTTCCAGCCGAAGTAGCTGGTCTCCAGTCCACACCAGTAGAGAGCGATGAGGGCGATTGGCACGTTGAGCTTCCGCATCACGACTGCACCCCGCCTTGCGATTTGGTCTGCTGGTCGATGATCGCGCGCAGCATCTTGCTGCGTTCAAATATGGCGCGCACCATTAGGCCATTGAACAAAATTGGACGCTCAGTCATGGCACGGTCCCTTGAAGTAAACGGATGGCGTTTGGTGATTGATTCGAGAGTGGTCACAAACGAAGCGCCCGTCAGCTTCTGGCGTGCCTCTGTCCATGTTGTTCCAGCTGGGGGCTACGGCGCCCGCTACATCACTGAGTCCATTGCTAGGCACGCCAGCAGTGAGGAGGCGGAGGCTGTCGTTCAAACCTTGGGAAGCGACTGGGCGCGCATGCACGATCCCGAGCAATAAGGCCTCTGACGGGCCGCCGCCGAAGAGAGCGATGTTCATGCGACATCTCCCAGCGGCAGGCTGATTTGAGTCGGCCGTGCCGCCTCGCGTGCAGCGGCTTCGACGGCCGCAGCGATGCGTGCCCCTGCGATCGCCGCATAGGCCGGGTCCATTCAAACCGACGAATGCGAAGCCCTCGAGCGCTGCTGCCTTGCCGGTGCTGCCGCTGCCCATGAAGGGGTCCAGCACCGTTCCGCCGGCTGGCGTCACCAGCCGGCACAGATACCGCATCAGCTCTGTTGGCTTCACCGTCGGGTGATGGTTTCCATCGCGCGCAGGCCAGTCGGCCGTCGCGCATTCGCGCATGGTCGCTGGGGAATGAACAGCCGGAGTGCGGCTATTCGGCAAGCCATCGTTCCTGTCGGCACGCGATGCTTTCGCGCAGTAGAAAAATCGCGAGGCGCTTCCGCTGTCGAGGCGCCGCGCGCCCGGCCGCATGTGGAGTCCGACAGCGCCACCATTCTCGCTATCGGCGCTCCGCTCGTCGGCACGGCCTCTACGCATGGCGCCGTACGCGTTCTGCGTCTTCCGCTCCTGAGAGTTCGTGCTGGCGTCGGCCATCTGGCCTGGGGCGTTCGGGAACGCCGCCAGGACCTCGGGGCTGCCGTCATGGATAAGGTTGGCGGGCCATCTGCCAAGTGACTCGGCATGCGCGACGTTTGGGGTGACGCGCTGGGCGTGTGCAGCCTTTGCATCCGGATCGCGCATCCAGGGCCTATCCCACCCTTCACTGACTGACTTGGCCTCTGGTGACTGGTCACCGCCGCCCAGCTTTTCAGTGGTAGCGATACGACAGGCATCGATTTGCAAGCCGCCGACACCGTGCGCCTCGTGGTTGGCGGTCACAGTTCCGATCAGCGGCTTGCGCGCCATGGTGATTGGCTCCAGCGCCGGCTTCAGGGCGGTGCCGCCCCATGCGCCATTGTGCGACTTCGGAAACCCCGAACCGTAGACCCAAGCGATCATGTCGCGGATCTCGAAGCCAGCGTCTTCGATGCGCACTGCCATGCGGTGTTGCGTGCCGGTTCCGGCGAAAGCCAAGAGGTGCCCACCCGGTTTCAAAACGCGCAGGCACTCGGCCCATATCTCGACGCTCGGCATGTCGTAGTCCCAGTGCTTCCCCATGAAAGCCAGCCCGTAGGGCGGGTTGGTCACGATCGCGTCGACCGAGTTGGCGGCCAGCGTAGGCAGGATGCTGAGGCAGTCGTCGACGTAGATTCGCTGACGGGCGGTCATGGCAAAATCGCCTCCGGACTCAGGGAGATAAAATGGATATGCTGAAATGGGCGGTTTTCCGCTGTTGGCCGCTGGGGCCCTCGTGCGAGGTCAACTGGGATGCCTGGGCCGCAGTCGGCGGATGGGTCGCCGCATGTGTGACATTTCTCGCCGTGCTTCTCCCATTCCGGCAGTTTCAGAAATCGGAGAAAGAGAGACATCGAGTTGAAAGGTTCGAAGCGGCATTGGAACTTGAGCACTTCTGGCTTACTACAATTGACTTGAAAAGATTGCTCAGACCAGTGGCATTCGCTGAAGCCGGTGAAGAGGCTGAAAATCGTTTGCGCTTCCTTATTAACCTCACACGGGGTATGACTTACCCGGTTCTTCCGACATCTTCCGAATATCAAAGCCTTAGGTCTGAACTTGCTCAACTGAAGCGCACTTTGAAGGTGCTGCAAGATTTTGATTCGATCGACAAGCCAACAGAGCATGACGCGTTGCGGGAATCGCTGCGCCGCGTTGTAGAACAGTGCGCGATGGCAGTAGATCTTGTCTCCACGGCTATGCTGCCTCTCATGCGAAAACAAGCACAGCACGCTGCTCGAGAGGCAGCCAAGCTGTCGAGCAAGACCTGAGGTGGTCGCCGCAGCTCGCCGTAGATGTTCCAGATCGCGCACCGGCTTCGACGGCACTTCGAACCGCACTACAACGCAGGGATTCCAGCAAATGGCCGCCCGGCAACAGGATGTGCTCATGCTGCTACCTGTATCTGCAGAGGCTTCGTGTCGAGGTTGGCTCGCGCCAGCGCGACCAGCGGCGGCGGGCTGACCGAGTTGCCGCACATGCGCACCGCGGCGCTGGTACTGATGGCGCGGCCGTCGGCGGTGTGGGTGATCCGGTAGGTGGCCGGGAAGCCCTGCGCGCGGAACAGCTCGTGCGGCTTGAGCATGCGCAGACCGATGTCCACGATGACGTAGGGGGTGCCCTGAATCACCACGGTGACCAGCGCCAGCCGGTCCTTGGTGGTGACCGTGTCCAGCGGCTCGCGCAGGTCGACGCCGATACCGGTGCCGTAGTACTTCACCAGGAATGCGGCCACCTGCAGCGCGCCGGCCTCCTGCTCGGGGCTCAGCATGGACTCGACGACGCCGTGGTGCACAGCACCTGCGCACACAGTGCCCAGTGGCGCGGCGGCATCCTGGCCGTGCGCATGTCGGCGCGTGGTGATCAGGTGCGCGGTGGCGAGCTGCTGCTGGCTGCCGGTCGCGGTGATGGTGCTCATCGGCTCGCGCGCATCGCGGCCGCCGCCCTCGTAGAAGCCGCCGTTGGCCTGCTCCAGGAATGCGCAGGCGACCGCGTGGCCACCGCTTCCGCTGGCAGTCACCGTGCCGACCGGCGTGCGGGCATCCTTGCTGCCGTGGCCCCAGCGTTGCGCGGCGCCTGGCCGGCCTTCACCGTTGCCGGCCTGCACCATGATCGGCGCCACCACCGCATGCTTCACGCCGCCGGCGACGATGGTGCCGAGAGGCTGCTGCAAGTCCAGTGCACGTGGGGACTGCCCCTCACGTTCTCCATAGCCGGTCTGCACCAGCGTCGGCGCGATCAGTCCCAGCGCATGCGCGGCACCTGCGGGGCGCTTGGCGCCGCCGCCTGCGGTGATGGTCGGTACCGGTTCGGTGACGGGACGCCCGTCGCTGTCCCCTCGGAACTTTGCCAGCACCGGTGCGACTGCCGAGAAGTGGCCGCCCTTCACCCCGGCACAGATCGTGCGCAGCGGCTCGTCGGCACGCATGGTGCGCTGATTGCTGGCATTCGAGTGCTCGGTGATGAAGGGCGCCAGCTCAGGCGCAACCAGCATCAGCTCGCCGCGGTGGGCGGCGGTAATCGTCGGCAGTGGCGCCTGCACGTCGTTGACGCGGTCCGAGCCCTGATGCGTGGCCGGCACGATGAAAGGATCGGCCGACTGCAGCACGTGGCGCATCACGCCCTTGGCGATGCGTCGCAGCGTGGCGTCAGCGAGCGGCCGCTTGCGGGTGAAGATCGACGGGCAGGGCAGCGAGAAGTCCAGGCAGTCGGCAGCGCGCACGCGCGGCAGCTGACCGGGCGCGGTGCCGTGCGTCGGCGGGGGCCACACGATCGGCTCACCATCGCGGCGCGCGATCAGGAACAGCCGCTCGCGGCTGGTGCCGGCGCCGTAATCGCTGGCGGTCAGCTTGCGCCACTCTACGCGGTAACCCTTCGACTCCAGCGCCGCGACGAACTGGCGCCAGGTGCGGCCGCTGTAGCGCTTGTCCGGCACCAGCTGCTGATTCGCTACCGGCACTCGCTCGCCGCGCGCCGCAACGGTGCCGTCCATCTTCAGGACGCGGCCGGTCGCCTTGCAGCGCTTGGCCACCAGCGGACCCCAGGTCAGGATCTGCCACACGTTCTCCAGCGACAGTATGCGTGGTGCGGTGTTCGTGCCGTCTCGCAAGTCGGCGCGTAGCAGCTGGCCGATCCACTTCAGCGCGACCCATGAGAGCGCCCGCGTCTTGTGGCTGCGCGGCTGGCCGCCCTTGGCCTGGCTGAAGTGCGTGCAGTCCGGCGAGGCATGGAACCAGCCGATCGGGCGGCCGGCCACGTCCTTGCGCGGGTCGGCGTGCCAGATGTCTTCGCGGTGGTGGATCGTCAGTGGGTGGTTGGCCGCATGCATACCGATCGCCCATTGGTCGTGGTTGTAGGCCAGTGCCGGATCGACGCCCAACGCTTGCTTCAGCGCCTCGCTGGCGCCGCCTCCACCTGCGAACAGATCGACAACGATCTCGCCCGGGCGCAGGCACGAGAGCTGCGGAACGGGGAAGTTGAAGGAATGCGAGCCGTCAGCCACCGCGAGCCTCCCGCTGCGCCTGGTCGCGCAGCTGCTGCATCACCGGCAAGTGAGTGAGTCGGATCAGTTCATCGCTGGCGGCCGCTTCGCGCGCACGGCTCAGCGCCCAGTCCAGCGCGGCTAGCTTGTCGTTTGGGTGGAGATTGTTCATGGCAAAATCGGGTCCATCATTGGGAGACGATATGGCGATTGAGTTCTGTCCGCTTGCGGAAGAAGTAGGAAATTTGGCGGACTGGGTTGCTGTCGTCGTAGGCGCGCTCGCGGCGGTAGCCACCACCGTCGTGGCTGTGCTCGCATATAAAACATCTAGTCGTGCTACCGATATCGCCGGAGAAGCAAAGTTAATTGCGGAGCAGCAGCACCTCTATCTTCTTGATCAGAAGCAGGGCACTGCACGAATATTGGGAAGCCTCCTTCAGATGGAGGTAACACTTATGCCCACGAAGCTGGCGCAGTTGCTTAGGGACTATGACGATGAGCTCAAACTCTTTCTTGAAGGTGACGTGGATAGCGGCACCCGCCTTGATGCCGTGATAGGAGAGCTGGGAGGGGACTTTCTTCCCGCAGCTGAGAGCGTATTGAATCAGCTGCATACGTTGCCGGACCAGCTTGGTGCGCTTATCGCAGCTGTAATCGGAATGTCCCGAGATCTTGGTGATACTGGAAAGCGGGTCCGCCAGCGCTTCATTAGAGTCAATGACACGCGAAGCAATTTCATCGTTGTCGGTTACAACCGCAACGTCGAGGACCTCAGTGTCATGAGAGGTCAGATCCGCATCATGCTGCTCAGATCTATCGAGATGGCTGAGTCGTTTAATGCTTTCACGAAAGCGGTCACGGCGACCTACGAAGACGAGCGTGCAGCTGCGGGTTTCAATAGGTGACGCGGTCACGCGACAACCCCCATAGCGCCCAAATCGATCTCGTCCACGCGATCAATCAGCTGCCGGCGCGCGCGACGCAGTTGCTTCGCAACGTAGGCTGGCTCGTCTTTAGCGGTGATGTTCGGCCCCATGCCTGCTAGGTCGTGCTGCAAGGCGAAAACGGTGCGGAACGGCGCACCTGACTCGATCTCTTTGCGGTAGGTGGCGGTGCCGTCCTTGCCGCCACTCACGTCGATCACGTGCTGGATCACCGGCGCACCGCCATGTGGGTGAAGGCGGGTCGGACCAGGTAGCCGCGCTCGATCGGCATGAGCGTGTGGCGCAGAACGTCCAGTTCTGCCGGCGGGAGGTCGCTCATGGGATAGCTCCCTGCAGATCGCCGCGAAGTGCTGCAGTGGCGGTGTGAGGTTTTAGAATTTGCAGCTACGCGAACACGGAGTGGCTTATGGGTGTGGAAGATCCTGAGGTAGCGTGCAATGGCTTTCGTAACAGATGGACGAAAAGGCGTTTGCGCCGCATAGATAACCTTAAAGCAGAGGCTTTTGACGTCGCCATAAAGCGATTTATTGAGCTTACGAAGTGCATGGCTCTTGGTGTGTCGCTTTTGTTCGCTGGCGCAGCTGTCAAAGAGTCTGCTCCGCTCGACCTGCTTAGGACCATCAGTGCCGTCGGCTGCATGTTGGCGGGGGCCGCTTCGATGGTCTGCGGAGCTTTTGTCTACCTTAAGCCTGTGCTGCATGGGGTGCCACCTGAAAAGCGTAAGCGGGTAAAACCGGTAGCTATTTTTGTGCTGATGATGCTGGTCGTTATCAGCACCCTTGATACAAGCATGAAGATCCTCGAGGAACGTCGGGATTTGGCGCGTGGGACAAGCTCTGCCGAGTCGAAACCAAAGTGTGGCGATAAAGTCTGTGTAAGCGTGATGCCGGCGTTTTGTCCTATATCGGCTACGCATCTGCGGCTACCCGCTTGTCGTTGATCTCACGCCGCGACAAGCTCTTACGCACCGGAGTAGCACCCAACTTCTGCACCTTGCCGCCGCGCTTAGCGAAGGCCTTGAGGTGAGAGGCTAGGTCGGCGCGTTCGCGGTCTTTGTGGCGGACGGTGGAGAGGGCGAAGGCGCTCATTGCGCACCTGCCTTGCCACGCGCAGCGGGTTCGTCGCGCAGCAGCTGCTCGGCGTAGGCGACGCCGCGCGGGTTGAGGGTGATGGTGTTGGGGAACTGGGGGTCGTCGAGCTGCACCAAGCCGGCGTTGTCGAGCCAGTTGATGCAGCGGCGGGTGAACGCTTGGATCTGCACGGGGCCGCTGGTCTGCACCTGGGCGGGCATGGCGGCGAAGCCGCCGCGGGTGCGGCGCAGGGTGCGGCCCTGCGCGGTGTATGCCGCCTTGAGCGCGGCCTGTGCTTTGGGTTGGAGATGCATGGTGACCTCGATCAGGCGGCGTGTGCCGCATTGGCTAGGTGCGCGAACAGCTGTTCGCGGGCGCGGCTCAGGTGGGACAGCGGGATGCGGTGCTGGCCGATGGGTTCGGTCCAGCGACCTTCGGTGAGCGCGCGGCTGGTGCTTGGCGCGGTGGCCTTGCCGCAGCGGCAGCACTCAATGTGGAACGTGGTCGGCGCCGGCCCGCCGATGCGGTAGCGGTGCGGTGCGCCGTGTGTGGTGACCAGCTGCGGGCGGTGGCCCGGCTGGCACGCGGGAATGCTAGGCGGCAAGGGCGTGGCTTCCTGGCGCATATCAGTCCCTCGCTCGCGCCAGCCGAACGTGGGGGAGGGCGGGCCGCTGGTTGTCGGCATACGTGCGGTGGGTGTCGGCGTTGCGGTGGGCAGCGTGGATCTCTGCCAGCCGCAGCGGGATGCAGACGGCCGCCAGGATCGCCACCACCGCCCAGCCGGCGGCCAGGGTGCGTTGGTAGGTGCGGCTCATGCGCGTGGCTCCTGTACCTGTACGCCGTGCTGCCGGAGCCATCGCTTGGCCCGCTGCAGCACGCGCGGTGCCAGCGCATACGCGTCGCGGCCGATGCACAGATGGCGCGAAGTAGTGCGGGCGCGCAGGCGCGGCGCCACCGCGCAGCCATCCAGCGATGGCGGGACCTTGCCGTCGTACAGGCCGGCCCAGATCCAGTCTGTGCAGATCATGAGCGCGAGCGTTTGGCTTGCATGGCCGGTGGGGAAGATCGCTTCCACTGGGCGCGTGCTCATGGCGACACCTGCACAGGCACGCCGTGTGCAGCCAGCCATTCGCACATGGCCTGCAGGGCGTCGTCGCCGGCGGTGTATGCCGTTTGCCCGAGCTGCAGCGCGCCATCGACACGATGCACATCGGCATAGCGGCACACCGTTACCGCAAGCTTGCTACTCCGGTCGGTGCCATAGAGCGCAGCGCTGATGGCCGCAGGCTTGATGCGCAGGCGCAGCACGGTGCCCTTGCCGCGGCCCAAGCGGAAGTTCGCTGAGGGATAGCTACTCATGCGTATCGCCCTTTCACAAACAGCCGGTGGCTGTCCCGCGCCGAGTGCTTGGTGACGTTCACATTGCAAGCCTTCATCTTTCTCCTAACCTGGCGCAACGCCATGTGCTGGGAGTGCAAGTAAACAATGGTTTACTTTAAGAAGTCAACGAAAATTTACTTATCCGTGACGAAGGGGCTGCTTCCCCGTATCGTGATGTGAGATGCGTTGCCCTTACGCTGCATCTGCCCACTCCCATAGGCCAACGGCGTATTACAATTCCTCATCCAAAGCCAGTCACAGCAAAGGACTTGCAAATGCTCCAAGACGTTGAAGCAGTGCGTTTTATCAGGGAGCTAGAAAGCGGACGGAATCGACCATGGCTGGTTGAAGCCGAAACTTGGGATGGAGAGGTAGTGGAGGTCGTTGCAAAGTTGGGCAGTGCCGAATGTGGCCGAGGTGGGCTAGTTAGAGAGGCCTACAGTGCAATGCTGGCAGCCGACCTTGATTTGCCCGTCTCGGAGCCGTTTGTTGTGAAACTGTCACATGATTTCATTTCAACGTTGCCCGGGGGGCTCGCTTCGAAAGTTGCTGCGAACGATCCAGCATTCGGATCCAGATTTATTCCAAATCTGTTTTCACTGTCACCGGAGAAGGTGCTCGACACGCATCTCCATTTTGAGGCTTCGCGTGCTATCACTTTCGATGCTGGAGTAGTCAATGCGGATCGGTTGGTTACAAAGCCCAATTGCCTGACAGACGGCCGCAAGATTTTGCTCATCGACCATGAGTTGGCATTGAATGTTCAGGGTCGGGGCCTCCTCATGCTTGACCCATGGATCCCTGGTGCTTTGCACCATATGACCACTGCGCCTGGCGAGCACTTGTTTTACCGAAGATTGAAGCGTACTCGTCCGGATTCGCCTGTGCAGGATTTGAGCTCTTTCTGCAACAGCCTCGCGGGTATCTCCCATGCCCGCATTTCTGAGTACAGTCAGGCCATTCCTCCGCAGTGGGACGTCGACTCAGTATCTACCGATATTGCGGCCTACCTATGCGATCTGGTCAGCAATGCTCAAAATTTACGAAATAAAATTGAGGCGTTACTTTCGCCATGAGTCGCTCAGCATATACTGCTATTGTTCTTCGTTATGTACACGATCTCGTTAGCGAAGAGTTCGTCAATGTAGGCATTCTTTTAACGTGCCCGGAATTTAATTATGTGAAATTTGCCGCTCTAACGCGTGTACGTAGAGTACTTGATTTTTTCCCGGGCAGTGACGCTCGTACTATTCGTGCTGCCTTGAATGTGGCCACGAGGAACGCTCAAGTATTTAATGGCTTATTTTCCGATCTAATGGTTACTCACCAATCTTCTGAAGCTATTCTAAAAGCTGCCCATCGAATAGTTCCTCATGATGATAGCGGTCTTCAATGGTCGCACATTACTACAGGCCTAACCCACGATCCTGCCAAGACGTTTGGGCGTTTATACGATAGGTTACTTATTAAGTATGAGGATCTTCAGCCAAAAGCTCGGCGCAGTGATGAGCAGGTTTGGAGTTCTTTTAGTAGGGCTCTAGAAAAGCGCAACGTTTCTGCTTTGATTCGTGAGCATGTAGTGTCGAGTCGGCTTGAGAGTTTGACATTTAAGCATGCGTTAAAAAATGGGAAGTGGCACTTATTGGAGCCGGTCTCGTTTGATCTTGCCTCAGCTGAAAGCATAAAAGATAAGGCGAAAAAGCTTTTGGGTGAAATGACCTTATTGAAGGATAACGGAGGGGATTTTTGTTTATACTTCTTGGTGGGTCAGCCCAACAATCAAGAAGTGGCTGACGCTTATAGTCAGGCCCTTAAGATTTTGCAAGAAGTTCCCTTGCAAAAAGAAATCTATACAGAAGCCGAAGCCGAAAAATTTGCTACTCGTCTTGCAGCAGTAGCCTCGACTCATTGATTGCACCCCCGTCTATTGGGGGTGATGTCGTTATAATTCGCAGATCAGTCAGATCAGCTATAGCGTGTTTTTAAAAGCCCTGCATCTTCGAAAGATATGCCTTCACGGATGCAATCTTGGGCGCGTTCAACATCCTTGTGGAGTTGAATTAACTCGTCATCCGAAAGTTTTTCAATGCCAGTACGGCCGAAGCAAGCTTGGTCGATGATTACCTGTATTGATCGGCCCCAGTGCCGCCTATAGTGCCGAATCATTCTGCAGTGCGATTCCCGCACTATAGCGTCTAATCCAATTGATCCGCCGGCAGATAAACCAGAGTCGTTTCTGACGGGCTTGCAGGATCCCACTATCGCGAGCTTATGAGTTGGCTCGTCTTTAGCTCTCAGCTCTTGAGTCCTTTTAGCTAGACGCTGAGCGAGTTCCTCCCACCGATTTTTGTTGATCATCCTTCGAACCTCTAATTCTTTTTGCCAGAACTTTCGTCAAGTCGAGTAGGTTTCCAGGCAGTACAGGCTGCCCGAATTCATCAGCGACCAGATACGCGGTTTCCAATAGCACCGCATCGTGGATCCATTCGGGGGGATCGCCGACCAGTTCTAGGTAGTGCGAAAGCACATTGACCGCAGCAGCGATCTTGTCGAAGTCCGGTCGCGTAGGCTGAGACGACGTGGCCGAACGGGAACCTCTGCCCGTGATTAGCCACTCCAGGCTTACCCCATAGTGTCTCGCCCACTCGAAAAGCGCGAGGCCGCCGGGCTCGCGGGTTACGCCCTTCTCAATCTGAAACATCGATTGCTTGCTGGTTCCGGCAATGGCGCCAGCCTGCTCGAGGGTCAGGCCCTCTGAAATACGTAGGTCACGAAGACGATCGCCGATATGCATGTCAACTATTGTTGACTCGCTAGAGTAAATAGTGGTTGACCCCTGAAGTAAACAATGGTTTACTTTTGGCATGACTCAAGCCCTTACAAAGCGAAAAGTGCGTGCCGCACTCGGATTTACGCGCGACCGAGAGTTGGCCGAGTTCTTCAAGACCTCGAAGCAAGCTGTGAGCAAATGGACAGAGGACGAAGAGCTGCCCGCAGGGCGGCAATGGCAGGCACGAGCCCTGCGTCCAGATGTCTTTGAGTCAAAGCGTGACCAGGGCATCGAGTTGAACGAGCCTGCCGCTGTTCGAGGTGAAAATGAGGCGTGAGATGTGCGCTTGGTCGCGGTGCAGTGGCTCAATGAGGAGTTTGCCCCTCCTATCTTCGTTTTCCTTGGTGCTGCTCGCCAGAGGCCCAGATAGAAGAAAAGAGAACAGCGACAACGTCGCCTACGCCAGTACGCACGTCGTAGCGCCGCAAGGCAGCGAACCGCAGGAGTGGGGTGGTGGTGTGCATGACGCACATGGTGCGTCGGCCGGCCAGGCCGTCACCACGATGAACTGCACCGCGTTTCAGGGTGGCGCGCAATGACGTGCCAACGCTCAGACATCTATTGGCGCGACGCGCTGTACAACGCGGTGTCGCAGATGCCTGGCAATGTACGCGCGGCGGCTGCTTACCTGACAGAGCGCCGCGGCAAAACCATTGCGGCGGAATCACTGCGCAAGAAGCTGCGCGGCCTGGAGGGCGAGTCGCTGTCGATGGAGATGGCGGAGATGCTTACCGAGTGGATGCAGGAGCTGAGCGCTGGGCAGGCGCAGGCGACGTGCTGGATTCAATCGCTGGGTGCGCAGTTCGATCTGGCGATGGACTTCGTACCGCCGGCCCCCGACAACGGCTGGCCGGACGAGGTGGCGGCGATGAGAGCCAAGCTGCTGCATGTTGCCAAGCATGCAGGGCGCCTGTCTGGCGTGGCAGTGGAAGCGCTGGATGATTCGCACCTGTCCCTGCAGGAAGCCGACCTGATGGTGGACGAACTGCAGGCGATCCGCACCATGTGCCACCGCCTTGAGCGCAACGTTCGACGGGCGGCCGCCAAAGGCCGGAAGCGTGGTTGAGATGACCATCGACCGCGCGCCACGCACCCGCATGCTGAGCGCCACCGCGCAGCGCTACGTGGCTGAGGCATTGCAGCTGCTGTACGGCGATGCACCTGGCCTTGCGGGTGATGATGCGCTGTCAGAGCGGGAGCGCTTGCGCCGCGCAGACGCCACTGACAAGCACGCGCAAGGCGTGTTGCCGTTGCCCTGCGCCCCATCTCCCCGGGAGGCGACGGAAAGCACGCGCGGGCAGGGCGGGGCACTGAAGCTGAACGGATTGGAATGCTGTTCAGTTCCGGGCGATGGGTCCTCCTGGCCGACCCCCGATGCGGGTAATTCGGACCCCGTTCCTTTGGTAGATAGCGCGGCTGGAAGTTACTGAATGTTGGCGAATTACGATGATGTACTTGGCCAGCTGCGCGATGCCGGCCTGATCCTCGACAGCCTGGATGCGAGCGGCCGCATGGTCCGCTGCAAGGTGGAGGGCTCACGGGAGCGGCGCGGCTGGTATGTGCTGCACGAGCTGCAGACCAACGGCAGCGATATGCTGATTGTTGGCACCTACGGGATTTGGCGCGGCAACGACAACGGCGCGATCAAGGTTGAGCTGCGCAAGCGCGACAGCGAGTTCACCGCCGAACAGCGCGAGGCACTGAAACGCCGCCTGGCGGAAGACCGCCGGCGCGCAGAAGCCGCCCGCCAGGAAGAAAACCGCCGTGCTGCCGAGCGCGCCACGCGCGCGTGGGGCAAGGCGCTGCATGATGGTGAATCCGACTACCTCGCGGCCAAGGGCGTGCAGGGCTTCGGCCTGCGCTACGGCGGCTCGGGTATCGCGGTGGTGCCGTTGCTCGATGGCAATGGCGCCATCCACGGGCTGCAGCTGCTGCGCACGGCCAAACAGGCCGACCAGCAGCGCAAGCCGGTGAAGGAATTCTGGCCCGCGGGTCTCGCCAAGCGCGGGCATTTCCACCTGATCGGTGGCACGCCGCAGTGGATACTGCTGGTGGCTGAGGGCTATGCCACAGCCGCCAGCTTGCACATGGCCACCGGCTACCCAGTGGCCGTGGCCTTCGACGCCGGCAACCTGATGCCAGTGGCCAGCGCCCTGGCTAAGCGCTACCGCAGCACCAAGGTGCTGATCTGCGGCGACGACGACACGCTGCAGAAGTGCCGCGCGTGCAATTCGCGCCTGGTGCTCACTGAGCATCCGAAAACATGCCCTACCTGTGGCAAAGACCACAAGGCCGAGAACGCCGGCATGCTCGGTGCGAGCGCGGCCGCACTCGATGTGCGTGGCGCCACCTTGCTGCCGGTCTTCGCAGAAGAGATCGCGCGGCGCGCGGCCTTCATCGAGCACGGCCGCAAGGTCAGCGACTTCAACGACCTGCACTTGGCCGAAGGGCTGCACGTGGTGCGTGCGCAGGTGGAGGCCCGCATTACGGAGCTGTCGTGGCGTGCGCCGGTAGAGAAACGCGCCGCTTCCATCCCCAGCACCGGGGGCGCGGGGAAGGCCCTACTCAAGCCGATCGACAGCATCGACACACTGCTCAGCCGCTTTGCGCTGGTGTACGGGCAGGGCGGCACGGTGTTCGATCACCAAGAGCACATGCTGGTGGCGCTGGGCGACATGCGCGATGCATGCGTGCGGCGCGAGCTGCACCGTGCGTGGCTGGAGAGCCCGCAGCGGGCCATCGTGCGCGTGCAAGAGGTGGACTTCGACCCGTCCGGCTGCAAGCCGGGCATTACCTGCAACCTGTTCGCCGGCTGGCCGACGGTGCCGCAAGAGGGCACCTGCGACAAGCTGCTGCAGCTGCTATGGCACATGTGCGGCAACGAAGCCAACCAGCGGATGCTCTACGACTGGGTGCTCAAGTGGCTGGCGTACCCGCTGCAGCATCCAGGCGCCAAGATGAAATCGACGATCGTGATCCACGGGCCGCAGGGCACCGGTAAGAACATGTTCTTCGACGAATACATGAAGCTATTCGGAGAATACGGCCGTGTGCTGGACCAGTCGGCGCTGGAAGACAAGTTCAACGACTGGGCAAGCCGCAAGCTGTTCCTGCTGGCCGACGAAGTGGTGGCGCGTACCGAGGTGTACCACCTCAAGAACAAGCTGAAGGCCCTGATCACCGGCGACCGCATTCGCATCAACCCAAAGAACATCCAGGCCTACGAGGAAGACAACCACGCGAACCTGGTGTTCCTCTCGAACGAGGCGATGCCGGTGGTACTCGAGGAGGATGACCGCCGGCACGCCGTGATCTGGACGCCGGACAAGCTGCTGGCCGAGTTCTACCAGGAGGTGCTGGCAGAGATCCGCGCCGGCGGCACCGCAGCGCTGCACCACTACTTGCTGCAGGTGGACCTGGGCGACTTCACCAACGGCACCAATCCGCCGATGACGGCGGCGAAGGCCGAGCTGATCAACCTGGGGCAGGACAGCCCGCAGCGGTTCCTCGACGAGCTGTACGGCCAGGACATTCCCGGGCTAAAGCCGCGGCCGGCGCCCTCGAAGGAGTGGTATGAGGTCTACAAGGTTTGGTGCGGCCGCGAAGGCGTGAAGCCCGCGCCGTCACCCAAGTTCATCAACGCGCTGGTGCGCAAGCGCGGCATCACGCATCCCGATCGCGCGCGTAAGCGCTACCTCATCGAGCAAACCAGTCACGGCCCGCACGGGTTTCTCTTGCTGGGCAATGCCAATTGCCCGGACGAACAGACCGAATCGGCCTGGCTGGGTACCGAGGTGGTGGGCTTTCGCGGCGCCTTCAACGAATACAAGGGGCGTGCATGAGCACTGCGTCTATCGATGTGCGGGATGTGCGGGACGGTGTGCGGGCACCTGTGCGGGCGCAAATGCTTGGGGCAGTAGCGATGTGCGGGATGTGCGGGCGTTTTTCTTCCTACGTGGGCGCGGGCGCGTGGGGGCGTGCGCTGGTCGCAGGCCTGCAAGGCCCCTCCCGCGTGTGTGTGTGCCCGCACATCCCGCACATCCCGCACATCGCTACTGCCACGTGCGTTTCAGGCGATGCGCGTCCCGCACATGTTCCCGCACAGGCCGCACACGCTCACGCGCGCGCGTTTTTTCTTGTTTTGCTGGCCTTGAAAGAAATGGAAGAAGTGGAGCACTGGGTATGAAGGACAACGATGTGGTGGTGACGGGCAAGGAGCTGGCGGCCTACATCGGCTGCCGGCCGTCTTACATCGTGGAGCTCAAGCGCAACGGCCGCCTGGTGCAGGCCGACGGCGGCAAGGGCTACCTCAAGAGCGCTTCCCTGGCGCTGTACGAGGAGACCCGCGACCCATCGCGTGCCGGCGTTGCTGCGCGCCACACCGAGGCCCGCGGCGCGGCGCTGGTGGGCGAGGGCAGCGACGAGCAGGACGAGAGCGACGAGCCGCAGACCAGCGACGCCAAGCGCAAGGCCAAGGCGCTGGCGGATAAGGCCGAGACGGATGCGCAGATGGCGCAGATCGAGCTGGCCGAGAAACTGGGCGAGCTGCTGCCGCGCGCAGACGTGGAGCAGGCCATCTCCGAAGCGGGCACGGGTCTGCGCGTGGCGTTGGAGCGCATCCCTGACACGCTGGCCCCGCAGCTGGCCGCGGCGACCGATGAGGCCAAGGTGCGGCAGCTGCTGTGGGACGAGTTGACCCATGCGCTGGAGGAGATGAGCCGTGGGTTTCGATCAGCGACCAAGCAGGCGGAGGTGGAGGGGTGAGGTCGGACAACAACCAGCGGCACCTCATCCGCGAGTGCGACCCAGAGTTGGCCAGGGCATATCGCGCGGCCGCGGAAATCGCGGCAGTGGATCCGCACTTCTACGGCACGGTGCGCGACCAGCGGGTGCGGCACTACCTCGACCAGGCGGCCTTTCACGAAACCGGCATTCGCCACGACCAAGGAGCAGCGCGATGAACCAACAGCGGTACATGATGAGGGTGCAGGTCGCATGGTGGTGGACGTACCTGTACACACCTGCCGTCGTGCTGATGATCTGCTGCGGCCTTGTTCCCAGTCAGCGCCGACTCGAGGCCGATGCAGTGCGTGCCATCCGCATCGTGTTGAAGCCGGTGCGTCGCTACGAGGTGGCCCTTTGAACACATCGGCATCCCTCCGCATCAATGCGGTGCTGTCGCGTGCGCTGCAGCCGCGCCGCCCGCTCACCGTTTCTCAGTGGTGCGATGAGCACATGCGCCTGTCGAGCAAGGGCAGCAGCAAGCCCGGTCGCTGGGTCACTGATCGCAACCCGCCGCTGCGCGAGCCGATGGACTCCATGTCCGCGCGGAGCCCGGTGCACCAGCTGGTGGCGATGTTCCCGATCCAGTTCGGCAAGAGCCAACTAGCTACCAATGCCATCGCCTACTGGATGGACTACGCACCGGCGCCGATCATGTATGCGCTGCCAGGCGAGGCTTCGATGAACAAGTGGATCGCCCAAAAATTGAACCCGATGATCGAAGTGTGCCCGGCAGTGCGCCGCGCGCTCAGCAGTACCGCAAGCCGCGACAGCGCCAACCAGCGCACCTTCAAAGACTTCGCTGGCGGCCAGCTCTATGTGGAGCACATGGGCAGCCCACAGCGCCTGAAATCTACGACGGTGAAATACCTGGGCGTCGATGAGATCGACGAGGCGCCGCAGCAGCTGATCACCGGCGACGACCCGGTCAAGATGCTGGACGGGCGCACCTCGGCATTCCCGTCCACCTACAAGCGCCTTTACATCAGCACCCCCGGGATCGCGGGGCTGAGCCGCATTGCCAAGCTCTACGAGAAGAGCGACCAGCGCCGGTTCCACGTGCCATGCCCGCATTGCGGCCATTACCAGGCGCTGAGCTGGAGCGGCTTGGTGTGGTCGCCCGATGCCAAGCATGCTTGGTACGGCTGCAGCGACTGCGGTTCCGCAATCGAAGAGCACCACAAGACCGACATGATCGCCGCCGGCCGCTGGGTGGCCACCAACCCAGACTCGGACGTGCGCGGCTACACGATCAACTGCCTCTACTACCAGTTCGGCCTGGGGCCGAGGTGGGCGGACTTGGCGCGCGAGTGGATGGACGCGCAGAACGACCCGGCATCGCTCAAGACTTTCATCAACGATCGGCTGGCGGAGACGTGGGAGGACCCGTCGATGCGTGCGGTGAAGCACAACGTCATCGCCGATCGTGCCGAGCCATACCGCCTGCGGCACGCACCGCGTGGCGTGCTGGCCATCACCGTGGGTGTGGATACCCAGGACAATCGTCTGGCGGTGCATATCGTCGGTTGGGGCAGGGGCATGGCCGCCTGGACGCTGGACTACGTAGAGCTGCCCGGCGACCCCGCGGAGGAAGCGGTTTGGGTAGCGCTGACCGATCTGCTCAACCGACCAATCGAGCGCGAGGACGGCGCTCAACTGCGGCCACTCGCCACTGCCATCGATGCGGGCGGTCACCGGACAGAAGCGGTGAAGCACTACGTGCGCCAGCGGCTGATCACCCGGCCGATGTGCATCTTCGGTGCTGTGCCAAACAACGCGCCGATCCTGTCGAAGGGCAAGCTGGCGGACGTGACCTGGCGCGGGCGCACCGACAAGCGCGGCATTACCATCTATCACGTCGGCAGCGTGGCGGCGAAGCACTACCTCTACAGCCGGCTATCAGCCGACGCCGAGCGGCAGGCCGAGGCGCGGCTTGTGCACTTTAGCGATCAGTTGCCAACGGAGTTTTTTCCGGGGCTGGTGTCAGAGGTATACAACCCGGTGAAGAATCGATTCGAAAAGCGGGTAGTGCGAAATGAACCACTGGATACCTGGGTCTACGCGTACGCAGCTACACATCACCCAGAGGTTCGACTCCACCGCTATACCAAGGCGGACTGGGACGTGTGGGAAGGGAGAGTTGCTGAAGTTGTTGCAAATCCGGGACGGGACGATTCCCGTGGAACCAAGAACTCACCGGAGCTGGCTCCTTCGCCGGATTCCAGTGGAAGGGCGCAGGTTTTGCGCCAGCGCAGCACGGGCTTTGCGTCCGAAGGGTGGGGATTTTGAGAGCTAAACGAAACGAATCCTCTGAGCAATTGCGAGGGCGCATCATTGAGGCTATGCAAAGAGACATAGGAATTAGCGAAAGAATGGCGGAGCCATTTGCAGATTCGATTATGAGATGCTTCGCCGGGGAACAGCCCTACTTTCCCGCTATTCAGCCATCCTTGCCCGTTGAGGAAATTAGGTTGGCGCTAGTGGCAGGAGCATCTGCAAAACAGGTTGTGCGGCAGTTCTCCCTATCACGTTCAACGCTATACAGATTGTTCCCAGGAGGACTGCCAGGGCGGCCGCGTGGCAGAATACGGTAGGCAAGCTATGGAAGGAATGCAGATGAGAGATGTGAGTAAAGACGAGCTGTATCGCGAGGTAGGTAGGACTCTAGAGCTCGCGCAGCACTTAGAGACAAACGTGGTGGTGTATGTGACGTCGCTCAAAGCACTTGAAGGTGCGCAGTACAAAGAGCCTGCATTTGCTGAATGGCTCTTCAAAGAAATGGAGGAGCAAAAAAAGACGTTGGGTCCTTTGGTGAAAGAAGGTGTGAAGGCGCTGAAGGAGAAAGGCGTGGATTGGAGCCACGTCGAGGCAGTCTTCGATGAGGCAGTTGCCGCGCGAAATCACCTGGCGCATTCGTTCTTCCGAAAGCATGGGCCAAGATTTAATGACGCATCTGGCCGTGGTGAGATGCTTGCGCACATAGCGGAGTTGCAGTTAAAAATTCAACGAGCCCGGAAGGTCGCGGAAGACATTGCAACATTGACGGCAGCAAAAGTTATATTGCTTCGACGAGATAGTGCCACTTCCTAAGTGGCCAAACGTTCAATGACTATCGGAACGCATCACTACAAGAGAGTAGTTCTTTCAAGCAGTTAGAGCGGGCGATTTCCTGCCGTTTTTTGGGGATGAGACATCCAAAGTTTTAGCCTGACTCGTCATGAAGACGGCTCAGGAAATGCTCATCACATACCAGCAGGCAGAAATTGCCGTGCTGCAAGGGCAGAGCTTTCGATTCGGTGAGCGCATGCTCACCCGTGCGGATCTGGCAGAGATTCGCAAGGGCCGTCAGGAGTGGCAGGCGGCCGTGGATCGAGCGGCCGGTGCCAGTCGTCGCGCCCGTTGGGCCACTGCCGATTTCGGTGGTCGTACTTGATGGCCTCCGCACGCATCGCCCGCGACCGCCTCAGCGTCGCTATTTCCACTGACCGCAATGTGCGCGCCATTGAGGCGCGTGCTGCCGTTCGCGAGCAGCGCCTGCACGTGGTGGCGCGCGCCCATGAAGTCACTCGCCCGTCGCGCAGCCGCAAGCTGGCGCGTGACTGGGGCAGCGGTAATGCCATTGCCGGCATGGATGCACGCCAGCTGCGTGACCAAGCGCGCCACCTTGAGCGCGATCTGGATTTGGCCGACAACGCGCTCAACGTGTTGGTGCAGAACACGGTGGGCTCCGGCATCGACGTGCTAGCGGCGCCGCGCCTGCCCGGCCAGCCGATCAACCGCGAGCTGGCCCTGCAGCTGGATGAGTTGTGGGACGTGTGGTGGGACGCACCCGAAGTCACCCGCGCCCACGACTACGGCGCGTGCCAGCAATTGTTGGCGCGAAGCTGGCTGCGTGACGGCGAAGCGTTCTACCAGGATCTGGTCGGCACGGTGCCGTATCTGGAGCACGGTGGCGGCGTGCCCTACAGCATCGAGATGCTAGAGGCCGACCTGGTGCCGCTGGACTTCAACGACCCGGCGCGCAACATCCTGCAGGGCGTGGAGCGCAACGCGTGGGGCCGGCCGGTTGCGTACCACGTGTACAAGCAGCACCCCGGCGACCCGCTGGGCTGGACTACCGAGACCAAGCGTGTAAGCGCGGAGGTGATGCACTGCATCGCCAACCTCAAGCGGCTGCACCAGGTGCGCGGCCTGAGCGTGTTTGCCAGCGCGATGTCGCGCTTCGAAGACGTCAAGGACTACGAGGAGTCCGAGCGCATCGCGGCCAAGGTGGCTGCGTCGATGACGTTCCAGATCAAGAAGGGCTCGGGCGAGCTCTATCAGCCGACCGGCGAGGGCCTGGGCGGCGTCGCACTGATGCAGCAGGGCGTGCCGGTGCGGGAGCTGCGTATGGCGCCCGGCGCCATCTTTGACGACCTGCTGCCTGGCGAATCGATCGAGAGCTTGGGCACCGACCGCCCGAACCCTAATGCGGCGACCTGGCGCAAAGAGCAGCTGCGGGCAGCCGCCGGCGGCATTGGCGTGAGCTATTCCAGCCTGTCGCTGGACTACAACGGTACGTATTCCGCGCAGCGCCAGGAGCTGGTGGAGAAGTGGGGCAGCTATCTGATGCTGGCCGAGCGGTTTATCGCGCTGTCGGTGCGCCCGCAGCGGCAGCGCTTTGTGGAGGCGGCGGTGTTGGCCGGCAAGGTGCGCCTGCCCCGCGGCTGGTCGCTGCGCCATTTGGCCGCGTCGACCTACGTGCGCCCGATCATGCCGTGGATCGATCCGCTCAAAGAGGCCTACGCCAAGGGCGAGGCAGAGGATCGCGGCTGGGTCAGCCCGCAGCAGAACACCCTGCAGTACGGCAATAACCCGGACGAAGTGCTGCGCCAGCGTCAGGACTGGCAGCAACAGCAGCAGCAATTGCAACCGGCCACGCCGGTCACACCGCCCGAGGCGCGCGCGCAGCTGCGCGCCGACCTTTCGCGCGACATGTTGAGGGACATCTGACTATGCGACCCACTGCACTGACCGCGGCATTGGGCCGCGTTCTTGCCGATGCCGGCCAGGCGCTCGGCCCTTGCCTGCTCAAGATCGAGGCCCGCGCCAACGACGTGGCCGAGGTGATGATCTACGGCACCATTGGCGACAGCCTGTGGTCGGAATCGGTCTCCGCACTGGAGCTTGCCGAGCAGATCAACCAGATCACCGCCGGCACGATCCACGTACGCATCAACAGCGGTGGCGGCGTCGTGGCCGATGGCATGGCCATCTACAACGCACTGAGCCAGCACGCCGCGCACAAGGTGGTGTTCGTGGACGGCCAGGCGGCATCGATTGCCTCGCTGATCGCCATGGCCGGCAATGAGGTGGTGATGTACGCCAGCTCGCTGCTGATGGTGCACGCGCCACACACGATCGCCGCAGGCAACGCGGCCTCGTTCCGCCAGTACGCCACCGCGCTTGACGCGCACGCCGGTGCGATGTTGGAGGCCTACGCCACCAAGACCGGCAAACGCACCGAGGTGGAGCAGCTGCTCACCGATGGCGCCGACCATTGGTACACCGGCGCGCAGGCCGTTGAGTTCGGCTTTGCCGACCGCGTAGCAGACATCGCCGCAGCCGCTCGCGCCGAGGGCGCCTGCGTTGTGGCGCTTACCGGCTACCTGCAGGCCATCAACCAGGCGCCGGCACCAGTTGCCGCGCAGCTGCGCGGGCACATCGCCGCCGCGCTCAGCCCCAGCGTTTTCGCCTCACTTCCCGAGGTCACCCAAACGGCCGTTGTTGGCCACATCGAGGATCCTATGACCCAGCAAACCTATCTCCGCATCCTCGCCAACGCCGGTGGCGGGCAGGGTGCAACGACGACCACCACCGTGACCCCGCCGCCGGCTGCGGCTGCACCTACGCCGGTGGTTGCCGCCGCCCCGGACGCCGCTGCTGCCGTGCAGGCTGCGCTGGTGGCGATGCGTTGCCGCAACACCGACATCATGGCGTTGGCTGAGCCGCACATGGGCAATGCGGATATTCGCGCCTATGTGGATGGCGTCATTGCTGCCGCCGACCCGAATGTCACGGCCGACAATGTGGGCCGCCACATCCTGGCGTTGATGGGCCGCAACGGCGAGCCGCTCAACGGCCGCGCCGGCGTAGTGGCAGGCGGCGACCAGCGCGACAACGTGCGTGCGGCGATGACCAACGCCATCCAGGCGCGCGTAGGCATGGCGCAGGCGGCCGCAGACAACCCGTACCGCGGCCACTCGCTGGCCGAGATGGCGCGCGAGTGCCTTGTGCAGGCCGGCGTCAACCCGCGCGGCATGGATCGCCGCGAGATCGTGGGTATGGCGTTCACCCATTCCACTTCGGATTTTCCGGCGCTGCTGGGCGATGCCGCGCGCCGTTCGGTGCTGCAGGGCTACCAGGAGGTGGAAGAGCGCTTCAGCGAGTTCACCCGCGCGGTGAGCGTGCCGGACTTCAAGCCGACCAATCTGGTGGGCCTGGGCGCGTTCTCCGATTTGCTGCCGGTACGCGAGGGCGGTGAGTACAAGCAGGGCACCTTTAGCGAGCAGTCGCAGTCGATGCAGATCGTCACCTGGGGCCGGCTGTTCACCATCACCCGGCAGGCCATCATCAATGACGACCTGGGCATTTTCAGCGATGTGCCGCGCAAGATGGGCCAGGCTGCCAAGCGCACGCTGGCCAAGGCGGTGTTCGAGCTGATCACCAAGAACCCGCGGCTGGCCGACGGCAAAACGCTGTTCCATGCCGACCACGGGAATCTGCTGCCGGCCGCGACGATCACCACCGAGAGTGTCAGCGCCATGCAGGCGCGCATGGCGCTGCAGAAGGATGCCGACGGCAACGTCATCCGTGTGCCGATGAAGACCCTGCTGACGCCGGTGGCGCTGTCCGGTGCCGCACTGACTGTGCGTGCCGCCGAGTACGCGGTGGGCGGGGCCAACAACCAGACCACGCCCAACATCGTGCGCAACACCTTCGAAGTGGAAAGCGACGGCCGCCTGGATGGTGCAGACCCGAAGGCGTGGTACGGCCTGGCCAACTCGGCTTACGTGGATGCGCTGGTGGTGGGCTACCTGGACGGCAACCAGACGCCGTACCTGGAGCAGCACGAGGGATTCACCGTGGACGGTGTGGCCTGGAAGGTGCGCATGGACGCGGCGCCGGCCATCGCCGATTACCGCGGCATCTACAAGAACCCCGGCCAGTAAACCGCCTGCCGCACCGCAGGCGCGGTGCGGCGTCTCTTCGTATCTGGAGTACTCCCCATGAAAAACGCATATCAAGACGGCCGCGTGCTGGACGTCACCCTGACTGCGGCAGTCACCAGCGGCGGTGTGATTGCCGCCGGGAAGCTCGTCGCTATTGCCGTTACTGACGGTGCCATTGGCGACACCATCGCCGCTCACGTTGAAGGCGTGTTTGCACTGCCCAAGTTGCCTGCCGCCGTGTTTGCCGTCGGCGCCGCGGTCAACTGGGACATCGACGCCAAGCAGGCCATCGCCGCTGCCGGTGGTGCCGGCGACACCAACAACATCGGTTACGCGATCGAGGCGGCCGGCAACGGCGCCGCCACGGTGCTGGTGCGCCTGACCCCGGGTACGGCCACGCCGGTGGCTGCCTAAGCCTTGCCCACCACCGCACGCAGATGCCCGGGTGGCGCGTGCGGTGGTGGCTTTTTTCGACTCGACCCAAGGATCTGCACATGGCCCCGCCGCGCGGCGTCCGCAACAATAATCCAGGCAACATCGATCGCACGGGCGTGGCCTGGCAGGGCGAAGATCGCACTGCGGCTGCCCGCGCACGCGAGGCGCGCTTTGCCGTGTTCGATACGCCCGAATACGGCTTCCGTGCGCTGGTCAAGACGCTGTTGACCTATCAACGCAAGCACGGCTTGCGCACGGTGCGCGGCATCATCAACCGTTGGGCGCCGCCGGTGGAGAACGACACCGGCGCCTATGCGCGCCAGGTCGCCACCGCGCTGGGCGTGGATGTGGATCAGCCCATCAGCGTGGAAGCGCCGGCAACGGCGTTTCAGCTGGCCAAGGCCATCGCCAAGCACGAGAACGGCGGCAACTTCTGGGGCGACGAGGTCATCTGGGATGGCGTCGAGCTGGCCGGTGTGCGTCGATGATGGATGGCGGCGCCACCGTGCTGCTCAAGTCCGCCGCGTTGTTGGTGGCCACGAGTGCGGGCAGCGTCGTGGTCACTGAAGTGATCACTGGCAGCGAGCACCTGCTGCTGGGGATTCCGCAGTCGTGGTTCCTGGCGGCAGTGGTCGGCGCGCTGCTCGGCCTGATGGTGCTCAGCGAGATCGACGTGGGCAAGGTATCCGCGCCGAGTGGCGGCCCGGGCGTGCAGTGGCTGACACTGCTGCTGCGTGTCGGCTTGCTGGGGCTGTTCGTGCTGGGCTTCGCGCTGGCGGCTGGTTGGATCGTGGTGGCGCTGGCCAACTACTTCCCCTCCATCCATCGCATCGGGATTGCGGCCAGTGGGCTGAGCGGTTTCATCATCAAGCCGATGTTGCCGCACTACCTGGGCGCACTGCAGAAATGGTCCGATCGCCTGGCCGGCCGCGCAGGAGGTGGTGCATGACCATCTACCTCCTGAGCCTGGTCAGCACGCTGGCGGTGTTCTGCGCCACCACATGGCAGCTGCTGCACACCTTCCACCTGGGTGACCGCGCAAGCGACCGCGCCGCCTGGGCGCTGCGGGGCGCCTGCTTTATCGGCCTGGCCGTCGGCATGCTGGGCATCTTCCTGCGTGACTTGGCGCAGCACACCCCGACGCCCTGGTACGTGCTGCTGGTGCGGCTGTGCCTGACGGTGTTGCTCATTTACCCGTGGCGTCGTCGGGAGAGTGAACGATGAATATTCTTTCCTTCCTCAAGGCGCTGGTGGTCCTGGTGTTCGGCTGGGCGGCTGACGCCCTTACCTGGCTGCGCAAGCCGGGCAGCCGGCTCAAGGTGGTATGCGCGTGTCTCGCCGCGCTGCTGTCGATTGCTGCGCTCACATCCTATCGCAAGGGCCAGCAGGTGATCGTTGTGACGCGCCAGGTGCAGCAGTGCCAAAGCGATCGCACTGCAGCCCTGGAAGCTGCCCAACTCAAGCGCGCCGAGTTGGAGCGCAATAACGCGGACAAGGACGCCGCGCTGGCGACTATCGCCGCCAAGCTGCAGGGCGAGGCGGAAAAGCTGCGGGTACTGCAGGAGCGCAACGCAGGACTGCGCGACAAGACCGAGATCGCCAAGGCGGCCGCTGATCGCAGCGCCAAGGCGTTCAAACAGGAATACGACCAGCGCCCGGCCGAATGCAACGCGGCCCTGCAGGCGCTGGCTGCTGCGTGCCCCAGCCTGGGAGGCTACTGATGCTGCGTTATCTGTTCGTCATCGCCCTGGTCGTTGCCCTGGCTGGCTGCGGCAAAAAGGGCATCACGCGCGAAGATCTGGCGCGCCCAGTGGTCGTGGCGCCTGCGCCGGCCGTGATTGCCGTGCCGGTACGCACCTACGTGCAGATCGAGCCGCGCCTGACGCAGCGCTGCGCCTGGGTGAAGAACGGCACGCTTGAGCAGGTGCTGGATGTGTCACGCGGCCGCAAGCGCTGCCTGGAGTTCTACGAGGCCAACCTGGGCGAGATTGAACAGGTGCAAGGCACGCCGGCGGGAGAGGGCAGCCCGTGAGCCAGATTCGCATCGCCCTGGATGCCGATAACCTGCTGGGCCGGCAGTTCAGCGCCCTGGAGCGCGAGCAGCTGCCGTTCGCCATCGTGCAGGCGTGCAACGCCACCGCCTTTGAGATCCGCGAGGTGTGGAAGCGCACCGCGCCGCGAGTGTTCGACCGGCCGACCTCACTGACCATCAATGCGGCGATGTACCGCAAGGCGACCAAAGCCCGCCTGTTCGCCGAGATTTTCCTGCGCGATGAGGCCTTCAAGGGAACGCCGCCGGCCAAGTACCTGCGCACGGAAGTGGACGGCGGGCAGCGCCGCAAGAAGGGCTTCGAGGTGCTGCTGCAGGCAAAGGGCCTGATGCCGGCCGGGCAGTTCGCGGTCACCGGCCGCGGGGCACGCACTGACCAGTATGGCAATGTGCCCGGCAGCCAAGTGACTGCGATCTTGTCGCAGCTGGGCGCGCAACGCGACGCCTACCAGAACGCCACCACCGACAAACCGAAGCGGCCCAGCAATGAGCGCAGCCGCGCCGAGTATCTGGGGCGCACACGCTTGAACACGGTCGCGGTGATGCAGCGCACCGTTCGCCGCGGTGGGCGCTACTTCGCGCTGCAGCGCCAGCGCGGCAAGTTGGCGCCGGGTATCTACGAACGCATCGGCACTGGCTTCGGCAGTGCGGTGCGCAGCGTGTTCGTGTTCACCACGCGCGCCAGCTACACGCCGCGTTACGACATCTACGGTCTGGCCCAGCGCACCTGGGACAAGCTGATGCCGTTCTACTTCAACCGCGAGCTGGACAAGGCCATCCAAAGCGCGATCGCCAAGGTGCGCGCATGAGCCAGCGCGAGTTCCTTCAAGGCTTCGATGCAGCCGCTTTCTCGGCCTTCGCAGAAGTGGGCCTGGCTGATGGCGATGCACGTTACCAGGCGCCCGACGCACCGGAATCTGTGCCGTGCACCGTGCAGATCGATCGAGACGTGCGCGATTTCGGCGGCGACCTGGCGCCGGTGAGCACCGGCTACACGCTGGTGACCTTCCAGCGCGCACAGGTGCAGCCGGCCAAGCGCGGCCGGCTGCTGCTGGCTGACGAGACGCTGGTGCTGGCCGAGCGCGTGCGGCAGGACGAATCCATCAGCCAATGGGTGGCCGACCATGGCTAGCCCACGCGAGGGCCTGCGTGCCGCGGTGGGCAGCTGCCTGCAGCGCATTAGCCGCGCCAACGAGTACCAGACCGACGCCGGCGCCAGCCTGACGCTTGAGCCGGGCCAGGTCGACGAGGACGCGACCGCCGTGCTGACCGTGCTGGTGGCCAAGCAACAGCGCGCCAGCGAGAGCGCACTGATCCGCACCCACCGGCTGACCACGCTGGTGATCGTCGCCAAAGTGCCCGCGCCGCTGGACACCGCGCAGAGCCAGCTGGACGCGTTGGTGTCCGACATCGAAATGGCCATGGCCGATCAGCAATTTCGCTATCCGTCGGGCATCCAGTTCCCGCAGTACGTGTCCATGGAGCCGGTAAAGCCGGAAGCGGGCATGAGCTGGATCGGCGCACTGCTCACCTATCAAACCCACATTCCCATCACCTGACGCCGCCCGCGGCACCTACGAGGAGCATCCATGCCCATCAATTCCCCTGACTACAGCTACCTGGGTAGCGGCGAGCTGCACCTGCGCAAGCGCGGCGCGGCCAAGCCGTTTCGCAGTGTCGGCAACTGCTCGGCCTTCAGCTTCTCGCCGCAGACCAATCGCATCAATCTGCTCGACAGCACGCAGCCCGGTGGCGGCAACCGCAACTCGGTGGACCGCATCACCGAGGTGCAGGTGAGTTTCACCATGCATGACTTCAGCGCGGAGAACTTCGCCGACGTGCTGCGCGGTACCGCCACGACCATCGTGGCCGGTAATGCGGTGGATGAGGCCGTGGTGGCCTACAAAGACGGCGTGACGCCGTTGGCCAACCTCGCCGCCGAGATTACCGCGGTAAAGCCGGCCACCGGCGCAGCGGTGTACACCAAGGGCAAGGATTGGGACATCAAGAACGGCGCGCTCTATGTGCCGGCAGATTCGGCCGTCACCGACCCGGTGGACGGTGCGGCCAACATCAAGGTCACCTACAGCTTCGGCGCGGCCGAGCGCCTGCAGGCGTTGGTCAATCCCAACGAAGAGTACGAGCTGCTGTTTCTGGGCTTTAATGAAGCGCGTAGCGGCAAGAAGGTGCGCGCCCAGGCCTACCGCGTGTCCGGTGGCGTGATCGGCGAACTAGCGTTGATCGGTGAGCAGTACGGCGCCGGCACGGTCACCGGCACCCTCAGCAAGGACACCAGCAAGCCGGCAGGCGTGTCGCAGTACTTCACCTGGGATGCCGAGAAGTGAGCGACGACATGGACATCCTGACGCCGCCCACCCGCACCATCATCTTCCGTGGCGAGCAGCTGGAAGTGACGCCGCTGACACTGGCGCAGATTGGCCCCTTCATCAAAGCAACCCGGCCGATCATCGGCCGGGTCATCGTCGCCGCAAGCTTGGTCAGCGCCGGTGCCACGATTGAGGTGGCGGGGCTGATGATGGATGTGCTCGAGCAAGACGCCGATGCCTTCGCAAAGGGCGGCGCCATCGTCTCTGGCAAACCGGAAGCCTGGATTGCTGGCGGCTCACTGGCAGACGCCGCTGCACTGGTCGAGGCGGTGGTGGAGCTCAATGAAGATTTTTTCGGCCAGCGCCTGCCGAGCCTGATGCGGGCCGCCAGCAAGGCGATCGACACAGTGGGCATGACGCAGGCGCAACCGGTTGGGCAGACCTCATCCACTTCCTCGTCGTCCGCGGCCACCAGCGTCGAGACGTCTTGACCTACACCTGGGCGCAAGCAAAGGCATTTGCGGCGGCTGCCGTGCGCGATGACCGCTATCAGCTGCAGCAGCGTGAAGCATCCATGGCGCAGGCAGTGCGGATGGCAAGGGGCGCCGAGCATGCCGCCTTTACGAAGTACCTCAACGATCTGACCCGGTAAATGGCCGACCAATCAGCAAACCTGCGTGTTCGCATCAGTGCGGACGTCAACGACATCAAGCAGGGCCTCGCATTACTGCGGGGCCAGCTTACTGACCTGCGCAAGCAGGCAGGTACCCCGTTTCCTGCGAACGATCCGATCAAGCAGCTGGGCATCTCCGCTGGGCAGACGCGTCAGGCGATGGCCCAGTTGCCGATGCAGTTCACTGACATCTTCACCAGCATCCAAGGTGGCATGCCCTGGTTCACGGTGCTGGTGCAGCAGGGCGGGCAGATCAAGGACAGTTTTGGTGGCATCGGCCCTGCGCTTTCGGGCGTCTCCTCCGCGCTGCTAGGGATGGTCAATCCGCTGACGATCACCGCCGCCGCCGTGGCAGCAGTAGCCTTAGCTTGGAAGCAGGGCGAGGATAGATCCTTCGCTTTTAGCAAGGCGCTACTCGCCACCGGTAATTACGCAGCTGCGTCTACCGGGCAGCTTGAGGGCTTGGTCTCGAAGCTGGATCAGCTGGACGGCGTCTCCCTGGGCGGTGCTCGCGAGGCGGTGCTCAAGGTCGCCGAGTCCGGAAAATTCACCGGCGAGCAGTTCGACCGGGTCGCGGCCAGCGCTGCGCTGATGCAGGCCGCAACCGGGCAGGCGATCGACGAAACGATCGCCAAGTTCGAGGACATCCGCAAGGATCCGGTCGAGGCGCTGCTCAAGCTCAACGAGACCGAGCACTTCCTGACCCAGACGCAGTTGGACCGCATCAACACCCTGGTCGAAGAAGGCAACAAGCAGCAGGCTGTTGCTGAGGCAGTCCAGCTCTACGACTCGCATTTGGAGAGCGTGGCACGGCGCGCTCAGACGGACATGCCGGCGATGTCCAAGGCGTGGACCAGCGTCAAAGACGAAGCGTCTGGTGCCTGGGGCGAGGTCGAGAAGTACGCCGATCTCCTGGACCGCGTGATATCCAAGCAGGACGCGCTCGGTAACAGTGTTGTCTGGAAAAGGCTGAGCGCCGCATTGGCTAACTCAGGTGGCGTCGTCGGCGGCCTTGCTCGTTACTCGGGGCTGTTGGACGAGATCGCCCAAAAGCAGGATCAGGCCGATAAGAGCACCGCTGGCCAGACGATCGGCGGCGGCATGCTTAATTCGCTGGGTGCGCTGGGCAGCCTCATCAAGGCATCCAAAGGCGCGCTGGAGAGCGCGGCCGCGCCGGACTTTTCCAACGTGGTCGCAACGGTCGATCGAGCACCCACCGTCGACTCTGAGCAAGCGCGGGCACGGCTGAAGTTCCAAGAGGAGACGAACCGGCAGCTGGGCAAGACGCTCGACCTGGAGGGCCGCATCAAGCAGATGCGGGAGGACGCCGCGAAAGAGGGCGTGACGGACGCCAAACTGCTTGCCGAACGCGAGCAGGCGTTGCGCAAAGCGGATGCCGCGAAGGGTGCGCGGGGTGCCACAAGTCTCGCAACCGCCAGCCGCTCGGCAGGCCTGCAAAGCATCAAGGATGCGTTCACCGCCGAGCAGGCACAGATCACCACCAGCACGAAGGTGCTGCAGGCGCAGTATCAGGCGCGCGAGGTGTCGGCCGAGACCTATTACCAGCGCATGCGTGAGCTGGCCGAGCGGGGCACCGCTGCAGAGGCGCAGTCGCTGCAGAAGCAGATCGATTACCTCAACAGCCGGAACGTCAGCGGCAAGCAGTCGATCGACGTCAATAAGCAGGTCGGCGAATTGGAGGCGCAGCTGGCCAAGGTGCGCACCGAGGGCGCCGCGGCCCTGCAGGTGTTGTCCACCGAAGAGAGCAAGCTGAAGAAGCAGCGCGAGGACGCGCTGGCTTCCTACAAGGCAGCGCTCAACGCCAGCACGGATGCGCTGCAGGACGACATGGACGCCATGATCGCCCGAGTCGGCGCCGGCGATCGCGAATTCGAGATCCAGCAGCGCCTCAACGGCGTCTACAAGGAGCAAGCGCAGCGGCTCACCGAGCTTGCCCTGCAGAAGAACACCGGCCGCATTGACGAAGCCACCGCCGCTGCGGAGGAGCAGGCCGTGCGCGATGCAACCGAGCGCCGTGTGCAGGTCATCCGCGACGGCTATGTGCGCATGTCAGAGGCGCAGGCCGATTGGGGAAGGGGCGCGGCCGCCGCCTGGGCCAACTACCGCGATGAGGCCAGCAACGCGGCCGGCGCGGTGGAGAGCGCCACCACGTCTGCGCTGACCTCATTCGAGGACATGGTGGTCAAGGCCACGACCAACAGCAAAGTCAGCTTTAGGGACATGGCTAACTCGATCATCGCCGACTACGCGCGGATCACAGTGCGCAAGGGAATGAGCAGCTTGCTGGGCGGCGTGTTCGGTGGCGGCCAGGTTGGAGCCGTGCAGCGCGAGAAGATCCCGCTGCAGGGCTGGGACACCGGCGGCTACACAGGGCCGGGCGGCAAGTTCGAGCCGGCCGGCGTCGTGCACAAGGGCGAAGGCGTCCTAAGCCAGCGCGATATTGCCTCTATCGGCGGGCCTAGCGCATTCCTCTCGCTACTGAGCACGATCCGCAGCGGGCGGGGTTATGCCGCCGGCGGGCTCGTTGGTAGCACCGCAAGGCCATCCGTTGCAGGTGCTGGCGGCATGAGCGTGGAGATCAACAACTACTCCGGGCAGCAGGTGCAGCAGCGTGAGGAACGCAGCCGAGGTGTCGACGGCAGCGAACTCCGCAAAATGATCATCGATATTGGTGCTGCCGATATCGCCGGTGGCGGTCGCATGGCGGGTGCCATCAAAGGCCGCTTCGACACAAGGGAGCGCCGCTAATGGCAAGCCTGCCTAGCTATGTGGGCGTGCTTTACGACGCCATTCGCGAGCGGCCAGTGCCCTCGGTCAAGCGCACAGAAATGGAGCGCGGCCTCGCCAAGCAGGAGCGGATCAATTCGCGGACGGTGGTCAATCTGCCGCTGTCGTTCGATTTTTCCAACAAGGATGACGCCGCATCATTCCTGGATTGGTACTTCGATGTGATCAAGGTCGTTGGCACCTTCACCATGACGCATCCGCGAAGTGGTCAACAAATCACGGCGCAATTCATCGGCGGAGACATCGGGGAGCTGCGTGCCGTTGAAGGGGTCGATCGGCCGTACCAATGTGACGTGCAGATCGAGTACCTGCGATGAGCACGTTTCAGGAACGCCGCCAACGTGTGACCGATACAGACGGCCCGCTGGAGCTGTTGGAGATGACTGCGCCATCGTTCGCCGCCGTGCTGCGCATCGTCAACGACACGCAGGACTGGACCAGCAACGGCAATCTCTACGTGCGCTGCCCATTCCGGTTTGCACCACCAGCTGACCAGGCCGGCCAGACGCCACGCGCGCAGCTGGAGGTGGACAACGTTGGCCGGGGCGTCACGGAGGATCTCGAGCGTGTCCAGCCAAACGAGCTGGTGATGTGTCGCTACTTGATCACGGATCGCACCGCGCCCAACGTCATCGCGCGCCGCTTTTACCTGCCTTTGACACAGGTACGCGCTGCCGGCCCGCTGATCACCGCACAGATCGGCGTGGATTTCTTCATGCGCCAGCAGGCCGTGAAGCTGCGCGGTAACCCGCACACGTTGCCAGGTATTCACTGATGCGGGTGAGCGAGATCGAGCGGTATCTGGGCATTCCCTACGACAGCGACAGCTACGACTGCGCAGACCTGGTTATGCAAGTGCAGCGCCAGTTATTTGGTCGCGAGGTGCAGATGCCCGCACGCAGGCCACGCGGTGCTGCGGGGCAGATGGCGCTGGGAGATCTGTCGCGTGCCTATGCGGTGCCGACCACCACGCCGATCGACGGCGACCTGGTGCTGATGTTCGACAAGGGCCAGACGCGGCCCGGGCATGTCGGGCTGTTCTTCCACCTCGCCCATGAGGGCTGGGTGCTCCATACAACACACGCGCTCGGCAGCAGCTGGCTGCACCGGGTGCGGGAGCTGCCGGACTACGGCGCAAGGATCGAGGGATATTACACATGGGTCTGATGACCACGCCTGCGAGTGATGGCCAGCTGGTGCTGACGCCTCACCCGGTCTGGCTGGACGGGCAGCGCCACATTGCGATGGACCTGCAGCCGGGCGAGCGACTGTGCGAGTTCCTGCATCGGCACGTGATCGATCTGGACCAGGGCGAGTGGGTGGTGTCGATCGGTGGGCTTGTGGTGCCGCGTCACATGTGGCCGCATGTCTTCCCCAAGGACCGCCAGGTCATTGAGGCGCGCGGCGGCGTCGGTAAGAACGCGCTCTACATCGTGGCGATGGCAGCGCTGATCTATTTCACCGGCGGCGCGGGTGCCACCTGGGCCGCTGGCCTGGGCACGACAGGCGCAGCGGTGGCCTATAGCGCGGCTTTTGTTGCCGGCTCGATCCTGATCAACAAGGTGCTCGGCCCCAAGGTCGAGAATCCGGCCGCCAGCACTGCGGGCACGGTCTTCAGTCTGGGCGCGCCGCGCAACCGCTTGCGGTTGTACGAGCCGCTGGGCCTGCTGTTCGGCCGGGTGCCGATCGCCCCGGACATTGCCAGCAAGCCCTACACGTTTTACGAGGGCGATGACCAATACCTCGGGGTCGTGCTGACGCCAGGTATCGGCGTGGGCCGCGTGGGTGCGTTCTCCAATGGTGACACACCGCTGGCCAACTACGAGGGCGTGAGCGTCTTCCACGCCGGCTACAGCCAGATGCCGGACCAGGCCATCCCGCTGTACAGCAATGTCGACACCATCGACGGTGGCGAGCTGCCGGACACGGCCGACTTTGTCACGCGCACCAGCAGCGCCGACACCGTGCGCATCCAGATCAACCTGGAATACGTGCTGGGCGGCGTGGGTACTTCGGGCAAGCCCTACAACGTGTCCGAAACCGTGCAGGTGCAGTACGCGCCAGCGGGCACCGGGATCTGGGCCACGCTGGCCACCCAGACGTACACCGGTGACAAGCTGGACGTCAGCAAGCGCGCGACGCTGTCGGCGGATGTGGCCAGGGGCCAGTACGACGTGCGTGTGCGCATCCTCGGTCAAGGTAACTACGAAGGCCCGAACAACCAGCGCAACGACTTCCAGTGGTCGACCATGGGAAGCGTCCAGGCCGATACCGCGACCTACGACGGGATCTCGCGCAGCGGCATCCTGATGAAGGCCACCGGCCAGCTCAACGGCCAGCCCGACGAGCTGCGCGCCGAGCACATCGCCGCGCCGATCCCGGTCTGGCGTAATGGCAACTGGGTGACCGAGGAAACCAGCAACAACGGCGCGCACATCCTCCAGTACGCGCGCGGCTACTTCAACAAGAAGGGCCAGCTGATTGCCGGCATGGGCAAGTCGGACGAAGAGATCGACATCGAGTCGCTGCAGGGCTTCATGGCCCACTGCGAGGCCAACGGCTACACCTACGACTACTGGCTGACCGAGGAGCGCAACCACGAGGAAGTGCTGCAGGCGATCGCGCTGGCGGGCATGGGGCAGGTGAGCTGGGCCGGCGGCCGGCTGTCGGTGGTGTGGGCCGCCGACGAGCAGCCGGTGTCGGGCGTGGTGAACATGGCCACGATGAAGAAGGGCAGCTTCGCGGTCGACTACACGCTGGCCAGCGCTGCCGACGGCATCGAATACAGCTACTTCGACAGCACGACCAACAAGGTCGAGACTTTGCGTGTACCGGCGCCCGGCGTGGAGACGATGCTCAACCCGGCGCGCCTCACCGGCGAAGGGATCCGGCGTGAGTCCCATGCGGTGGAAATGGCGCGCTATCACCTGGCCCAGAGCTTGTTCCAGTACAAGGACATCAGCTTTGACCAAGACCTGGAGTATCTGAGTTACCGCCGGCTGAGCAAGCTGGCCATCTCCCACGACCTGACGCAGTGGGGCTTCGGTGGCCGCATCGTCACCGCCGAGCGCAGCCCGCTGTTGGGCACCATCACCCTGACGCTGGACGAGCCGGTGCCGCCGCCTACAGCGGGCAATGCGTTCATCGGTCTGCGTATTCCTGGGGAAGCGGTCTACCGCACATTCCGCGTGCGTAGCTTCACTGAGGCGACCGACACCATCCAGCTTGTGGAGGAATGGCCGGATGACGCGGCGCTGCCAGGCGAGGGCTACGCCGACGCCATGGTGGACGGCGGCCGGCAGGACAATCCGGCGCACGACACGATCTGGATCTACGACTTCAAGGCAACGCCGGGCTACAGCGTTCGCGTCGTCAGCATCGAACCCGAAAGCGACTTGAAGGGTGCCGGCATCACCGTGGTGCCGGAATCGCGGGAGTTTTGGATCTTCGTCAAGACCGGCCAGTACATCCGGCCAGAGAACGGTTCGTCGCTGGCCACGCGCCCGATCCTCAGCAACCTGGCAATCAGCGAGGACCAGATCACCACCGGCGACGTCACTGCCACCGATTTGGTGGCCACCTTCGACATCACCGGCCCGTTCGATCACGCGGCGGTCTATGCCTCGGCGTCGGACGGCAATGGCGAGCTGGTGGAAGTGGCGCAGACGCGCACCCGCACGGCGCGGTGGCGCATCCCGCGCGCCGGCACCTACACGATCAACGTGCGCCCGTTCGGCCCGGAGGGCCAGATGGGTATCGGTGCCTCGCTGATCTTCACGACCATCGGCGCCGACGCACCGCCGGTCAATTACGACCTGTTCGACGTGGAGGAGATCTCCGGCGGCATCCGGCGCTACACCTGGGGCTTCTGGACCGACACCATCCAGTCGGCCAACCTGGCCGGCGCGGAGATCCGCTACATCGAGGCACCGGAGCAGGGTGCGCCGATGCCGGCTTGGGACGGCATGACGCCGGTCGGCGACAGCGGTTACCACACCGGGGCGTTCGACTCGCCCATCCCGGCCTCGGGCAAGTGGACGTTCGCCATCCGTGCGCGCAACACCAACGGCACGCTGTCGGTGGCGGCCAAGTACGTCACCAAGTCGCTCGGCAAGAACCTGGGCGAGCTGCAGGAGGAGATGCAGCAGGCCATCGACAAGACGACCGAAGATATCCGGCAAGGCTTCCTCGAAGCGGTCGCGCGCGATCAAGAACTGGCCCTGCTGCTGCAGCAGCAGGCTCAGGACCTCGCCAACCTGCAGGCGCTGGTGGACGCACCGGAATGGGTGGATCAGGCATGGCCGGATGGCTCGATCGTCAAGCACGACGGCGGGCTGTACGTCGCGAAGCAGGCCGTGCCGATTGGTACTGCCATCACCAACACCGCCTACTGGACCGCAATCGGGCAATACGCAAGCTTGGCAGAGGCGGTGGGTACGATCAGCGTCGCGATGCAGCAGGTCACCACCGATGTGCAGCAGATCGAGCAGGAGCTGGAGATTGTTGCCAGAGACGTGCGCGGCGTGCAGTCGAGCCTCGCCGGCAAGGCGGATGCGTCGGCGGTGCAGGCGATGAACACCCGGCTGACCCAGGCCGAGAACAATATCTCGTCGTTGTCGCAGCTGATCAGCACTGTTCAATCCACGCTGGCGGGCAAGGCCAACGCCAGCGCGTTGCAGGCGTTGCAAACGCAGGTGACGCAGATTGGCAACGAGGTCACCAGCCAATCCACGGCACTCACTTCCGTGCGAAGCCAGACCGGTGGAGGCGGCAATCTGCTGCCGAATTCCAGCCTGGAGGCCGACAACATCGGCTGGACGATCAGCATCAACACGTCGGGCTTGCCGATCGTGGTGGTGGCCAACAACGGCAGCATTGGCGACGGCAATTTCTATTTGCCTACTGGCCTCAGCGGGATGATGGTGACCTATCCCGGTGTGGTCGGCGCGGGGAACGTGACGCAGACCGTGGGGCCCTACGTTGCAGTGGAACCGGGCAAGCGCTACATCGTGAGCAGTGTGGTTAACGCGTTCCGGTGTAACGCGCAGCTGGTGTTGGCGTGGTACGACCGCAATAAGGGCTTCATCGCGCAATCCTACGTCGAGACGGTGCCGCCCCCCGCGGTCACCAATCCTGCGCTGTCCAACTTGCCGCGTAAGTTTGTGATTGCCGATATGCCGGCCGGCGCCGCATACCTGCGGGTCGGCCTGCATGTGCTATTCACCGCGGAAGCTCGGCCCTACGCCTGGTACTCGCAACTGATGGTCGAGCAGGTTCCTGCCGGGCGAAGCACTCCGTCGGCATACAGCCCAGGTAGTCAGGGCGTCGAGGCGAAGTTCGCTCAGGTTACTCAATCGATGACCACCAGGATCACCAGTGTGGAAAACGGCGTCGCCAACTATGAGGCGTCGTACACATGGGCCTTGGATGTCAATAATCGGGTGATTGGAATGCGGTCGGTCAACAACGGGACCATCGGCAAGATTACGTTTTCGGCCGACGTGGTTGAGATCATCGGCGCGACACCTGGCGGCGGCCGCAACGAGTTTGTTGGCGGGAGGTTCTACGCCTACGCGCCCAACGGCCGCCGTGTGGTGGCACTCGGATACGGAGTGACATGACCAACGTCCTGATCATCAACGACGCCGACACGGGCGTCGTGTTGCTGCAGATCACCGATCAGCCCGACTCTGATCTACTCACGCAGCACATGGGCGCAATCGCGATTCCCAGCGGCAGCAACGGCTCTGTGCCGGTGCCGGTCACCGGAAGCGCCAACCAGTTGTACTACTGGTTCGTGGCTGACACCGGGGCCGGCAACAGCCTGCTTCCGTACTTCAGTGACGACGGCAACACCATCAGCTGGGTGTCTCCTTCTGCAACGTTGACGGCACGCGCCGGCGGCACGCTGTTCTACGGGAGGTTCTGATGGCCTATGCAATTTTCGAGGCCGGCCCCAACCGCGTTGTTATCTCTGAAACCTGGAAGAACCTGGCGCTGGCGTCGAAGCAAACGATCACGCCTGCGGGCAGTGGCGTGCTCAAGACATGGAACTTGACCGTTGCCGGCACCAATCCAGTGCTTGCATTTCTGGGTGAGAGCAACGCCACGCTTGCAACGCGAACCCAAAGCGGGAACAGTTTCACGTTCACCGGCTTCACCACCAGCGGCAGCTTCACTGCCATGGTTTTCGACTATCCGAACTTCGGGCGTCGAGACTACCTGGTGATTACCAATCCCGACACCGGTGAGGTGCACTTCGACGCCACGCTCAAGTACATGAAGGTGCGGGCGCTCCTGCAGGGCAACGCCAACCAGGGCGGGTCGATCACCCTGCCGGCAGGCCGGACCTACGCCGCGCTGGCCGGCTCCACCGGCAACATCATGCTGGCTATCGGCGGCCTCGTCGGCGGCGGCCCGCAATGGCAGGTGCAGCAGTTGTGGCGCAAAGGCGTGGTCAATATCAACGGCAATGTCGCGTCGATTGCCACCATTGATACCGCCCAGGATCTGCGCACAGGAACTAGCGGAACTCCCCAGCCGCCCCCTGGCAACTACGGCCAGGCCTGGGTGCGCTCTCCCATCCTCGACGTCACCGGATACTAATCATGATCACGTGTCACACTGGAAATAGCATGAAGATTCGACCTCACCGTGGCGCCTTGGCCGAAGCCATGGCCAACTGCCGAAACATCGAGCCGACACTCGGTGCCGTCGTAGAATTTCTGCGCGGCGACGGGGGTGGGGCTTTCGTGGTCACGCCAGACGTGGTCAGTGTTAAGAAGTATGGCAGTGGTTTGGACGAGCGAACCGGCTGGGATACCTATGCAGTGTCCGTGCGCGGCATGGGTATCCTGGCGTGGATCGACGGCCCGCTTGAAGGCATGGAGCTCGCCAAATGATCATCAGCGAAAACTCTACCTTTGGCACGCAGACCCGGATTGTGTCGCCGCGGATTGAGATCCGGTGGGACCCGGCCACCAATGACGGGCCGGTCGAGTTTCACCTCGAGCAGATGACCACCAAGCCACACCCCGACGGCTGGACCCAGACGCTGGAGCGTTTCTTCTTGCGCGTGCTGACCGTGCAGATCAGCGATCTGATTGGCCGAAGCTACGACATCACCGCGCCAGCGACGACCGAGCCAGACCCGGCGACAGGCGAGTCGGTCAAGGTGCCAGGCGCCACGGTGACCGAACCCGGCGTGCATTTGCTGCTGGGCATCAAGGCGGCCACGCGCGCCGCCTACGATTCCAACGTCGCCGCGCCCGACGCAGATGCTGACCCGATTGCGCGGCAGATCACGATCGTCTGGAACCCGACCAACGACACCGGCACCGTCACGTTCCAGGTCGAAGACGGCGGCGGCGCCCTCGGCGTGCTGGCGGCGCCGATCTCCGACCTGATCGCACCGACCTACGCCATCCGCTATCCCGGCGCGGAAGAGACGCAGGAGGTAGAGGGCTGGAAGCTCGATGCCTTGATCAAGGCTGCGACTGATATCGCAATCGCCGCTTCACGCGAATAGCAATTACAGCTTGGACGAAGCTTCTGCGGCGATACCAGGGGTGCCATCTTGCTCTCGCACTTTCACGTGGGTCTCGAAAAAGCTACTCTTCGCGCCGGCGGAATTCACTGCCAAGGATCAGGGGAAGAGTTTTTATGAGACGGAGTCTTGTGGCAGCATTGATGCTGCTTGGTGTAAGTGTGACAGCGCATGCTGCGCTGGTTAGCATAACTATTACGGGTCAGGGTAAGGGCGAGAGTAGAAATGCCGCGATCGCTGCGGCAGAAGCAAATGTAAGGGATACGTGTCGCCGTACATATGGCGGCAATACAGTCATTCTCTCCAGCTACACCTTCACGCAGCAGGCCCCTAACTTTGGCGCGCAGGCGGTAGCTGAGTGCACATATGGTGTTCCCGATCCGCCCGTATTTGGTGAAATTCGATGGGCTAATCATTGCCTTGACGCGGTCAACGGCGGCCAAGAGAATGGTACTGAAATTCAGCTTTACAAATGTAATAGAGAGCACCAGCAGCTTTGGTCCGTGGAAAATGCAGGCTATCTACGCGGAGTGCCAAGTCAGCGGGTATTGGATGTTGTTTCCTACGGTGTAAGCAACGGTAGCAAGCTGCAGCTTTGGAATGAACTGTCTGGTTCGAATCAGAAGTGGTGGTTTACCAATATCTCGATCTTCAGTAGCGCTGGCACGGGTAAGGTGATCGATGCGGTGAACGGTTCTGGTGCCAACGGAACGCGACTTCAGCTATGGAAGAGCTTGCAGAACGTTCAGCAGAAGTGGAACTACAACCCTCTTACGCAGGAATTAACTGGCATCGATGGTAAGTGCCTTGATGTCCAAGGGGCTGCCACTGCTGACGGCACGGCTGTCCAACTATGGGAGTGCAGTGGGGCAGTGCAGCAACGTTGGCAGCTTGGTGAGAGGGGCACCATCCGCTATGCGGGCAAGTGCCTTGAGTCGGCCAATGGTGCGTCCGAAGATGGAAGCCCTTTGCGGCTGTGGACGTGCAACGGAGGTCTGCATCAGGAGTGGACCTTCTCTGGCGAGATTCGGAGCCTGGGTAGCAATAAGTGCCTTCAGAATCCGACTGCCCTTACCCAGAACGGCACACGGCCGGAGATCTGGGACTGTAACGGTAGCGAACTTCAGCGCTGGACGTATAAGGCGTACTGAATAGACGTTGATTGATCGGACGGGCCTTAATGGCCCGTCTTCTTTGTTCATGGAAGCTCGAGCGCTGATCAGGGCGTCACCTGATAGCGCAGCTGCTTCTAGCCAGGTTGCTGACGTGGAGGCCGCCGCCTAAGGGCAGTGGGGAACTGTGTGCGCGGGCGCGCGGCGCGATGCGGTTGACGAAGGCGTCCAGTGTTTCGCCGGTTGCCGACGTCTCCTGATACAGCTGGGCGGCGTGGCCGAACTGGCTGGGTTCGCCAGCGGCGGCTGATAGGACGACGCCAAGAAGCGCCGCGGCGGCGCTGATCAGCAGTGCGTGCATTACGTTCTCCGGATGTGCTGCGCCGGTGTCGCCGGCGGCCCGAGGTCATCTCGGCGCAAGGCCAAGATGCATGGCCCGTACACGCAAAAAAAGTTCATTTGAGCTATGCCTGCACGTCCCAGTTGGTTGGTAAAAACCCGAACGCGGCTCACGATTGAGCGGTCCCGATTCGATAAGATGCCTTGGCCAGCTGATCACGGAGACGACCATGGAATGGATCAAAATCGGATCTGGTTGTGAGATGCCTGCTGAGGACGAAACAGTCCTCACGTTGGACGTCCATCGTTTCTGGAGTGAGGCAGTGCACCGATGCGCACGCTTCTATTGGAACGAACACCATGAGATCGAGGGCGTCACGCACTGGATGAGGATCGAACTGCCTGCGTAAACACCATCGGGCAATTCTGACCCCAGGATGGGTAACAGGCCGATATGGGAAATCCCATGTCGCTGCCAATATGTATCTGCCGGTCGCGGTGCCAAGATGGCCGCTCAACCCGCGGAGCTGTGAGCTAGCTCTTGCCGGCTTTTAAAAGTTATTGTTGCTCGGAAGTAGGTGTGCGTGATTTATAAGTCGATAGCTGGTTCATGAGGATTGCGTCATTTATCCTTTGCACCGCTATCCACTTTGAAAAACCCCACGACGCTAAAAAGATTCCTGATATGCTCATTAGAAATCCGATTGCCACGTAAAACTGCCCGAAGTTGGCCAGCAAAATTATTTTTTCTGTTTTCCCGTGAAGTAAGGCGATTTCTTCTAGCCCCTTATCACGCAAGCTTTCGTAGCGATCGATTTGTTCTTGAGTGTTCTTTTTTTTGTCTGATAATCTTGCATTTAAGCGCTTAAATGCTTCGGCTCGAACTTCAGAAGCTTTGTATTCCGTTCTTACTTCATTTGCAATCAGTTTAACCTCAAGCAATTTTGCTGCTGGATAGCCAATGCCGAGGACTGTTAAAATAATTCCCGCTAATGCGGCGAATTTGTAAAGGTTGTCCGTTGGCAGGCTTGGAATTTCCATCTCTAGTCCGAGTTGTAGTTTTGTTGAGAAATCATATCCGCTAGCGTGCATTCCCGTCGCACTATGTGCGACTAGCATCGTTAGCATGGCGGCGATGGACAAAGCCACACTCAGAACCCATCTCGAAAATCTCAATGCCGCGGTGCCGGCGCTGCTACAGAGCAGCCCCGACCGTTGTCACTTCTGGCAGGCCTTTGCCGGCATGGCGGACGTCATTGAGTACGGCGCCATCACGGGCGACGATGCCCAATTCGTCTCCCGGCGGCTCGATGAGATCCTGGCCTGGCATGGCCTGAAGAACAGCGACCGCGACTGCTGAGGGTCGGTCATGTGCTACTCCGCTGAGATCCAGGCCGACTACCGGAAGCTGGTGCGCAACTTCGGCGCGATCATGTCGATCGAGGAGTTCTCGAAGCTGTGGTTGCGGCAGGGTGAGGCGGAGAAGCGGCCCAAGACCCCGAAGGCGATGGACGATGCATTTCGCGCGGGAGGTGAGGGCGGCGTGGCCGCGATCGCCGCAGAGCTGGCCGTATGGGACGCCGAGGACACGCAAGCGCTGGAGCAAGAACTGTTCAAGCAGGCCCGGCGCCTGGCGGATGCCGAGCGGGTGCTGACCAGCGCCAAGCCGACCAAGAAGGCGGCTAACGACCAGCGCATCGCCACGACGAAGATCGAGCAGATCAAGGGCCGCCTCGCCGACCTGCAGCGGACCGAACCGAAGGCGCGGGATTACCGCATCTTCCCCGGCTACTACGCGCCGGTGATCATCTCCGAGGGCGGCCAGCGCGTCATCAAGCCGATGCGCTACCAGTGCCGGCCGGCGGGCAAGCCCCCGATCTACGACACCAAGTACCCGGGCACCTACAACGCCCGGCGGGACAGCCTTCAGGGGTTCTGGCGCGAGCAGTTCGGCTACACCCACGGCATCATGGTCGTCGGTCGGTTCTATGAGAACGTGGAGGGGCCCGATGGCAAGAATCGCGTCGTGCAGTTCCAGCCGAGCGACCGCGAGCCAATGCTGGTGGCCTGCCTGTGGTCCCGCTGGACAGATCCCGCCGGCGAGCAGCCGGACCTTCTGAGCTTCGCCGCCATCACCGACGAGCCGGAGCCCGAGGTGGCCGCAGTGGGACACGACCGGACCATCATCAACATCAAGCCCGAGCACGTCGACGCCTGGCTCAATCCGGATCCGGCCAATCTCCAGGCGCTGCAGGCGATCTTCGACGACAAGCGGCACCCGTTCTACGAGCACCGTATGGCGGCTTGACCAACCAGCAACCACAACCAGGACAGCTAACCATGCCATCACGATCTGCACATCGCGCAGCTTTACAGCGATCCAAGGAGCCAACTGTCATCGCTCCCGAAGGCGTGACGCTGCCGGATTTACCTCCTGGCATGAGCTGGCTTAATCCCGTGATCGGCGAGCACATCGACCGGGATCAATGGATGATTCTGCGTCTAGGCCCAGGCGGTTCGGATGCAGTTGCCAGGGTACGGCGCGGCGATCCCGGCCATGCCGATGTGACTTTGCCAGTCGCGGGTAATCCACTTGTGCCTCCGCCGGTCACTTTGCCGATGGCTCAGGCTTTCGAGGTTGCGGCCGAGTTCGCGCGAACCCTAGCAAAGTAGTCGCTCACCGCGCTGTCTTGCCAAATGGACGAGGGCTACCGGTCAGCTGCAGCGGTCTAGCGTCCTGGCTTGACTTTTCTAGAGCGCCGAGTGTCTTGGTAGCGTACTCCTATTGCAGTGACCAGGTAGCCGGGCCGCTTCCAATCCTCCAGGCTGAACGTCCAGCAGTCTTTCAACAGGCTTGGATGCGTGTGCACGTACGGCAGCCCATCGCGCTCAACGAAGCAGCTGTACCGGTCATGGTAGGTGCGGATATCCACAACATGCCGACCTTGTTCTGTGCGAATTGTTCCGCAGACTTCTGCTCGCAGGTCCGCTGTGAATTTGTTCAGCTTTGGTGCTATGCGGAGGATGAAGGCATCCATGGTCTCCCCGGGTTGAGAAAGTTCGACTGACAGCTGCGTCACCCGCTGATTGGCGTTTGCTGGTGTGATCCAAACGGCCCAGGCCCATGCCAAAAGCTTGAGCCAATTTTGCACCAGTGCCAGCTTTTCATGCCGCGTCAGAGCCTTCCGTTTCAT